AAGCTAATTAAGAGATGAAGAGTGTAAAATTTAAGAATGAAATGTATTTAGATAGTACAAGCATAGTGCATAAAAGAAAAAAATTAAGTGATTTATTAGAAGGAACAACATTATATGAAAGTGAAACTGGTTCAAAAGAAAATATAACATTAAATGAAAGTTCATCTAATTATAATGTTTTGGAAATTGAATACAGGTATCAAGGAATTTATAATACAACAAAAGTTTCTAGTCCAAATGGTAAAATAGCATCGTTATCTATATTTTTTTCAATAGCACAATATAATGCTGCAAGAACACAATATAAAACAGTAAAAATAAATGGAAGTTCGATAACAAATGAACAATATGGATACATGTCAATATCAGAGAGCCAAACAATAGGAGGAAGTACACACGAAAATAGTATATATATAACAAAAGTAGTAGGATATAAATATTAAATGAAAGGAAAATATAAATGGAAAACACAGAATTAATTGAAAGATTAGTAGCTGTTGAAGAAGCACGAAAATCTAATACAAAGAGATTAGATGAACACGATGAACAAATAAAAGAACTACAAAATACCTATAAAATAATGGAAAAAATGGATTATAGAATGGGTAATGTAGAAGAAAACGTAGAAAAAATAAACAGTAAGTTAGATGAAAACAGTCAAGAAAAAGGCAAGAAATGGGACAAGCTTATTGATTATATATTTTATGCAATTTTAGGAATATTGTTAGGATTTATAGCAGTTAAACTAGGTTTAAAGTAAAGGAGGTGAAACAATGAAAAAGTTTACAATAATAATTTCAGTAATAATGATGTGCATATTATTAGGTTTAGTATTTTTTGCTAGTGATGATAAAGAACTACAAAAAGAAGTAGTAAAACAAATAACAGAAACAGTAACAAAGACTTATGAAATGTCAGAAGCTGAAATAAAAGAACTTCCAACTACTGAAATACAAGAACAGACAGAAGAACAAGAAAGTGCAACAGAACAAGAGGTAGAAAATGAAGGCTTTGAATTACAAGGCGAGATAGCTTATGAAGGAGACAGAGCAACTACATGGGATATAGAACTAGGAGACTATAAAGCACTTGTTTATTACAACCAACGGAGATGCACGTTGGCGGTTCAAAAATGTACTCAAGTATAGGAGACAGAAGTCAAACAATAAGAACTTCAGGTTGTGGTCCTACATCGGCAGCAATGGTAGTTACTGCTACAAAAGGAGCAATAACACCAGATACAATGTCGGATTTGTTTGTTAAATATGGTTACAGGTCAGCAAATCAAGGTACATATTGGAGTGCTTTTAGAGCAGTAGCTGATGAATTTAATATTGGATATGAAGAAACAACAGACATACAAAGAGCTTTACAATTATTAGAAAATAAAAGACTTGTAATAGCAAGTTGTGGAAATGGTTTATTTACAACTAATGGACACTTCATTGTATTAACAGGAATAGAAAATGGAAATATAAAAATCTATGATCCATATTTATATGCAGGAAAATTTGAAACATCAACTCGTAGGGGAAAAGTTTCTGTGAACGGAAATACAGTGAACTGTTCAGTGAATAATTTTATAAATTATGCAAATGCAAAAGGATTTTTCTGTTATTCTTATGATGGACCAGTACCAACAAACAATCAACCAGTAACAACAGCAACATATACAAGATATGTAAAAGCAAATGGTGGTTTAAATGTAAGAAATGCACCAAGTGGAACTAGAATAGGTGGACTAATAAATGGAACACAAGTAACAGTGTCAACTACAATGGGAAATTGGAGTCATATTGTCGCCCCAGTAGATGGCTGGGTAAATTCTAACTACTTATCAAGTTACAGTCAAGTTGCAAATGTAGTTGTATCTAAGAATACAGGATACAGGATAGGAATATATAAAGTTAATGCTAGTGTTTTAAATGTAAGAACAGGAGCAGGAACAAATTACAGAACAAAGAAATATTATGAACTAACAGCAAATGCAAAAAGTCAAAATAGTAGATTAGGAAATTATTATACTAATGGACTAAAAAAAGGAGTTATAACAACAGTAACAAAAATAAATGGTAATTGGGGACTAACACCTAGTGGTTGGATTTCACTTGCATATTGTACTAAGCAGTGATATACTATTTATATCGATGGGTCATTATCACTTTTAGCGGAGTAAAATGAGCATTGAGCTAGATTGATTAATTTCAGTCTAGCTCTTTTTTTATAGTATATGTGTTATTTCTATCATTTTTGGGGAACTACCATTTAATCTATATTCTACTATAATTTTTTGATTATTTTTCAATGCAATTACGTACTTATTAACTTCAGGAAAATCTTGTATTTTTTGTATTTTAGATTTAAATTTTTCTAATTTATCTTCAAATCCTGATTTTGAAAATCTATTTTCTTCTGTTGTAATTTTTTTTAAGAAATCTATTATTTCATTAGAAGAATACTCTTTTATGTAGTTATTAACAAATTCTTTTAAAACTCTTGAAGGAAGAGTATTATTTGATTCGCAACATTTTCTGAAATTATCTCTTACTTCTGGTTTTACATCAATTCCTAATTTAACAAGATTTTCTTTCATATATTTTTTTTGGCTAATATAATTATCATTCATTTTATTACCTCCTTGATTTTTTAAAAAATATAATATATAATATATTATACACAAGAGAGGTTACCCTCTCAAGTGTTAATCTTTTGAAATAGTATTAGCTATTTCTATGATTGAGCGTTTACTTAAATACTTGTCTATTAGTTTCTCGGCTAATTTAGTATTTAGTAACGCTTTTTTAATCTTTTGTATCATTTTATCGCCCCCTTTCCTTTAATCTATATATATTATACCATATACGTACGTATATGTCAAGTGTTTTTTCAAAAAAAGTTAAAAAAATTCAAAAATACTGAAAAATCAAAGAATATAACATGTTGACTAAAGAATAAAAACGGCTTAAAATTGATTGTCAAAGGTCGGTTTTGGGCTTGATTTCAATGAATATTTTTTGTAAAAAGGTATATAATATAAAAACAAAAGAATGTTTGTAAAATATTGACAAATTTACATAATTATAATATAATATTACAGAAAGATTACAAACACTTAACAGTTGTGTTAAAAATCTTGACATGTCGCAAGTAAAAGAGTATATAAATAGTAAGGGGGAATTAGCTATGTTTAGTGCATTAGAAATAGCAATATGGTTTTTACTAAAAAATAATGCTGAGGTCAGAGAACATGAAGCTACTAATGATGACTATGAAGTATACGAAGGAATAACTCATTTGAAATTACAAAAGCTATTGTATTATGCTCAAGGGATATGTTTAGGGTTATATGAAAAACCATTATTTGCTGAAAAAATTGAAGCATGGCAACATGGTCCAGTAGTAAGAGAAGTTTATAATGTTTATTGTACTAATGGAAGAGATAATATAAATATAAAAATGGACTCAGAGAAAGAAGAAATATTAAAGAAAATTGAAAGCAATAAAGAAGCAGTTGAAATTTTAAATCTAACTTATGATAATTTTGCAATATATACAGCATGGCAATTAAGACAAATGACTCACGAAGATAACACGCCATGGGATATAACACAAAAAAGCAAAGGTATACCATATGAAATAGACAACAAACTTATTCAAGAATATTTTAAAAAGGAGATTATTGCGTAATGGGAGTTAAAAGCAAAAAGCCATTAGTTTCTAAACCATGTACTAATTGCTATGCTCCACAATATATAAAATTCAATTTTTCGTATATAGTATATGAAGAAAATTTTGAAGAGAAATACCAATTAAGATTTTTAGAAAAAATGCGAGAATTATCGACAGATACTTATAATGTAATTTTAAATAGAGATAAGAAGATAGGATTGGAATTTTTAGAGATCAATGAACTTGGAATAAGAAAACAAGTGCCATATAGTTTTTCAAAAAGATTTGAGAGTAAAGAGTACAATAACAAACTGGCAATTATGAGATTGTATTCAAATAATAATCCAATAGTTGCAAGAGTAATAGGTGTGATTATACGAAATGTATTTTATATTTTCTTTATAGATATAGGAGGAAAATTATATTCACATGATTAGGAGAACTAGCAATAGTTCTTTTTCTTTTCGACAAAATCCAACACCATTTTCAGACAAAATCTGTTATACTAAATAAAAGGAGATGATAGTATGAAAGAAGCATATATGAAATCTCTACGAATGATAAAAATATTAAACATAAAAAACAAGAAAGAATATAACAGGTACAAGAATTATTATGAAGTATTAAGCATAGATAGTTTAAAATGGATTAGTGGTATTAAGAATTTTCAAAGAATAATTGAGCTTGCAGAAGAGGTCTGAATGGGCTTCTTTTTTATTGGTACTTTTTTTTGTAACCAGATGTTAATAGAAAAAAATACCACAAGGGCTAAATAAAAAATATTTTTACATTGTAGCCCTTGTCTATTTCAATGTAATCAATCACAGATAGCCATAATTTTCTTTTTTCTTGCCTAGATAATAAATTATATACTTTAAAAAAATCTTTGTTTAAAATTGATTGTAGCTTGTCTATATCAATAGTATCTACATTGTCTATTTTTAGATTTTGTTTTTTTATATTTTCAAGTTGTTTAGTATATTCTTTATAGTCTTTTTCATAATCTTCTATTCTTATTAAATCTCTAATGTATAGGTCTTTTAGTTTTGTTAATTTATTTTCAATTGTAGATATTTCTTTGTTAAAGTTTATTTTTGATTTATTTTTTTGTTTATATTTATAATTTTGAATATATTTTTTTAATTGCATGTGAAATTCTTTTAATAGTTTTTCTTCTATCCTTTTTTCATTAAAATTAGTTTTGCAAGTGCAATCTCTAAAGCCTAAATGTCTTTTGCATATATAATAATATCTAGAACTTTCTGCGTTTTTAGAGTAAAACTTTCCACCTAATATGTAACCGCATTCAGCACATTTTAATAAACCTTGAAAAATGTAACCGCCAGAATTATTTGCACTTGGTTTTCTAGCATTCTTTTTGATTAGTCTTTGTGTATTTTCAAAAGTAACATTATCTATGATAGCAGGACAAAAATTTTTAACATCTCCATATTTTGTAGGTTTTATACCTATATAAAGTTTATTGGTTAATATGCGATAAGTTCTCATATAATTTAAATGTAATTCTGGATATTTTAAGTCTAATTTTTGAAATGTTTGATAACAACTTGTAGTTTCTTTGTAAAAATTGAAAGCATCTAATATAATGTGTTTTTTATCATCATCTATTATTAATTTTTTGTTTTCTTTTTTTAGACCTATTGGGATTTTTCCTGCAATAATTTCTTTGTTTTCTACTTTAGTTTTAAATACACTTCTTATTCTTTCTGAAGTCTGAGCTGATTCGTTTTCTGCAACAGAAAGCATAATATTAATATGTAGTCTACCATTAGCAGTAGAAGAGTCATATTTTTCAAAAATAGTTTGCCAATATACCTCATGTTCATCTAATACGTCTAATACTTTGTAATAGTTTCTTACACCTCTTGAAAGTCTATCAAGTTTAGTAATAAGTATTCTGTTTATTTTGTTTTGCTCAACATCTTTTAATAATCTTTGTAAAGCAGGTCTATTTAAGTTAGTTGCAGAAAAGCCATCATCTTCATAAATACCAAAAATATGAAAACCATTATTGATAGCATATTTCGTTAATTCTTCTCTTTGGGTTCTTAGGCTATCTCCGTTGATTGCTTGTTCCTCTGTACTAACTCTAACATACAAAGCTACTTCTTCAATTGAACCTGTATTTTTCTTCATAACAAAACCTCCGTTTGCTTTAGTTGCTAAAAATTAAATGCTTGTAAAAGCACTTGTCATTTGTAATCCATATTTACTTTCATAAAATTTTATTGCATTAGCCATATATTCAACTGTAACTTCAAAATAATCTGCTAGGCTATAAAGATTATTAATTCCGTTTTAAAATGGCTGATTTTAATTTTTCAAAAGGAACAAGCATATTGTATGAGTATTTTTTAGCTCTATATTCTTGTTTACTTATTAATTCGGTACTAGAATTAAATTTATAAGTAGCTCCGATAGTAGTAGTGACCGTAATTCTTCTGCTAAAGTTTCCTTTTTTTTAGTAGAAGAATTTAATTTTGAATTATCATAGATAATAATGTTTAATTTATTATAATTTACATATGCTCCAGCTGAATTTTCTAAATAAGTATCTACTAAATTTATTTTTTCTCTATCAATTAAATCTTCAATATATTCTAAATTCATCTATTTATCCTTCTTATTATTCTTATTTTTTTCTTGTTGAGCAAGTAAAGCTTCAATTGTATTTTTTATTATCATTTTATTAGTTTCATTTAATCCTTTTGATCCAGTTAAAAAAGAAACATCAACATCATTTATATCAATTTCTTCTGATAAAGGATTGTCTGATTTTCCAAGAAGATAATCTGTAGACACACCAAAAAAGTCAGCTAACTTTACAATATCTTCATTAGAAGGTTCATTTCTTCCAATCTCCCAAGCAGAAATTGCTGACCTAGTATATCCTATTTTTTTTGCGAAATCTTCTTGAGTTAATTTAAATACTTCTTTTCGTAAATAAACTAATCTTTCTTTAAATTCCATATTACACCTCTTTGATAATGCTAATTTAATTATACCATAAAAAGATACGAAAAGAAACAATTTACATAAAATGATATTAAAAGTGTCAAAATAAATAAAATAAAAAAAGTTTTTTTCTGGAAATATATTGATATATAAGGAATTTAAAGGATAAAAAAGAAAACAAGAAAAAAATTTTTTTAAAAATGCTTGACACGATAAGTAACGTATGATAACATAACAACAACGATACGAAAAGTATCAAGAAAGGAGGAAAACAAATAATGGCTAACAGTTATAATCCTAGAACAAAATTGACAAAATTAAGAATTGAAAAAGGATTTACTCAAGAGCAAATGGCAAGATTGCTTAAAATTAAGAGAGCCACATATGCAAATTATGAAACTGGTTATAGAAGTCCAAGTCTAGAAACTGTTATTGAATTAAAAAAGATACTTGGAGTAACAGAAGATAAATTTTTTTTACCAGACAAAGACACGAAAAGTACCAAAAAGAAATATAACTAGAATGATTTTACAGTAAAGTGCAAGAAAAAAGTACAAACCATAAGAATAAGGATTAAGAGAGGTGGTGGAAATGGATGATAAAACAAAATTCACATTAGAACACGCACAAATATTATACCAAACATTAGCAGATATATTTGGAGAAAAATTTGGAGTAGAAGTAATTGCAGAAGTAAAAGAAAAGGAGGGGTAACAAATGAAAAAACTAGACAAAAACAAAGTATATGCATTTATAGGTAAAGCAGTAGTATGGACAAGCTTATGGGCAATAGGAGTATTAAGTGTAGTTTGGGCATTTAGCCAAAATACAGTATTTTAGAAA